AGTTGCCACGATTTACTGCAAGGTTTCCTTGGGCCACAATATTGGATGCCACCTCGCCTGGACTCATAGTTTTTGGAATGCGCTCAAGCTCTCTGTTTGAGTTTTTGTCACGCACACTGATGTAAGAGCCGGTGTCTTGATAGTTAAACTCAGGACTGCGTTGGACATCCAACAACTTCATGCCGCCTGATTCGCTCAAGACAAATGAGATTGGTGTGCCTTGTCTACTATTGCCAAACTGTGGTGTTGTAGAGTATTTTTCTGGGGGCTTAATCTTTAAAGCCTGACCCATCAATTTGTCTGCATCATCAAATTTGCCAAATTGATTGGCCACATCGGCTTTGCGCATCAGTTCGTTATATCGCTTTTCTGTTGCGGTCAAAGGCTCTGGTGCTATTGTTGGTTGCGCTTGGATTTGGTCCATTAACTGCGCTCTTTGTGGACTTGGACCAAATGGGCCGGCTGCACTGGTGGGTGCAGTCTGACTAAGCAGGCTTGCCTGTGCTGCCGTTAATGGCTCTTGCGGTTGCACAGCTTCTGCTGTTTTAGGCGCTCCAGCCAAGGCAGTTTGATACTGCCCAAGTCGTTGCATCTCTTTGAGCTTTCCACCCAAAAGCAAATCTTGAAAAGAGCTGGCACGGGCTTGTTGATAACCTTGCTGGCCAGCCTGCAAAGCTGATCCAAGTGCTTGGCCCATGCTGATGGGGACTGCACTTCGGCCACTGGCCTGCAAGAGTGCACCAGCTGCTGACAGTGCAGCATTACGGCCCAAGAGCTTGCGCTGGTCTTCTGTCAGCAATGCATCAAGTCCAGTTGACACACCGCCACCACCAAACATATTGCCTAAACTTGCAAAATCAAATTGAGTAGCCATATTTCCACCTTAATCCAATAAACCTCTGAGACGGGTGCTGACCACATCGCCTCTGCTCATCATGTTAGTTGATCCAGTATCTGGTGCAAGCAAAGACGCTGCCCTCATGGCCCGTCTTTCTTGACCAGGCTTGATGGCCAGTTCTGCCACCGGAATGCCAGCTCTGTCCATGGCCACCGCCACATTGTCAAAGCCCTTGGCCTGATCGTATGCATAGCCAAAGAGCGCCATGCCAACATCTTTCTCAGACCCTTGGTCAATGATCTTGACCTTTGCTGGGTCACTGGTGATCACAATGCCTCGGCTCGTTTCAGCCACTGTCAACCCATCAGGGATGCGAGAGGGCATCGGTGATCCAGGCGTGATCAGGATGGTGTCACGCTTGCTTGAGGGATCAAGCAAAGCCATGAGCTGCGCGTCAGCGTAGCGTTGTGGCTCTGGGGTTGGGTTGTGTCTCATGTTAGATCAAGGCAGCCAATGCACCAAGGCCAGCACCAGTGCCTGCTGTCAGACCGGCAGCGCCAGCCAATTGAGAGCCAGCCAATGCACCACCCAATAGGCCAGCACCGACATTCTGGGTGTATGGGGTTGTGGCCACCATGCCAAGGTTGGCAGGCTGCGCACCAAGTGAAGACTGGACCACGCCTAGACGCTGGAGACCAATGTTGCGAATGGCATCCATTTGTTGCTGGTCCAAAGCCTGACGCGCACCGCCAGCACCCATGACCGCTTGAGCGCCACCAAGACGCAATGCTTGTTGTTGTGCAGCCAAATTGCCAAGCTGGCTTGCACCGCCTAGTCGCAATTGCGCACCTTGCAAGCCTGCTTGCTGATTGGCAATGTCGGCTGCTGATCTGCGCGCAATGTCTGCCTGCTGCATGGCCATTGCCTGGTTGAATGCCTGCTCGTTTAATGTTGTGCCAAGTGTGGCTGCCTGCTTGGCAAACCCTTGGTTAGTCAAAGCCTCGGCCACACCTTGGCGTGATCCACCAAATGCACGGGCAGCGTTTGCGCGCTCACCAGTCTGCTGGATAGCCGCGCGTCTTGCAGATTCCAAATCAGACAATGCGTTTTCACGCACCATGCTTGTGTATGGATTCATGTAGCTGCCAATTGAGCCTGGGCCTTGCCCCATGCTTAAATTGGTCTGCTGTGCTGTGATCTGACCAGGCTGATATACGCCACCATAAGCCGCCATCTGCGCGGCCAAGTCTGTGCCACTAATGCCTGGGCCAGCAAGGGCAGTATTGACCAGAGCCTCCTCGCCTGCCTGATACATTGGGTTGTAGCCAGCAAACTGCTGGACCGGCAATGCACCAGCGACCCCTTGGGCCTGCTGAAAGTTGGCTAAGAATGCTTCTTTGATCTGTGGATCAATTGAGCTTGTCGATGTAGTTGTTCCACCTTTTGACATATTGCCACCTTATCCGAGTAAAGACTTTAATTTCTTGGCAGGCACTTTGCCTTCGTTGATCATGTCCAGAAGTCCACGGCCATACTTATTGACTGAAGACTTCTTGATCACATATTCGCCAAGATCAAGATTGACAGCGCCATCATCTGGACCAGGTGGATTCATGCCAAACATTAGACCGCCATCGACCATGCCACCTTTGGCCATGCCGCCAGTGCTGCTTTGCTCAAGTCCTGTTTGTGTTGCAGCTGTTGTGGCCGCAGTCTCTGCCGCAGTCTTGGCCAAATTGGCAGCTGCGATCTGGTCATACAAAGCTGGGTTATAGCCACCCATTGCTTGGCCTGCGACTACGCCAGCGTATGGGTTGCCCATGGGTTGCATCTGGCCTCTGATCTGGGCGTATGGTGAGCCAGTGCCGCCAACAACATTGGGGTTGTACTGAGCGCCAATTGGGATGGATGTGTAATTCTGAAAATTCTGCGCAAAGCCTTGGGTCGCATTGGCAAATGGCAATGTGCCTGCACTGGACTGATAGCCAGTGGCCTTTGATGCCTGCTCTGCTGCCAACTTTGCTTGACTTGCCAAATAGGCTTCATAAGCCTTTTGGTTAGTCGCAATCTGCTGGGCATTTTTCAAAGCATTCAAGCGCTGCTGCTCGGCCCATGCAAGTTCATTGGCTCTTTGCTGCGCAGCCCAGTCAGTTGTATTTGTTTTTTGCTGTGCAGTCCACTTGATTTCATTTTGCCTTTGTTGTTCAGCCCACTGGGCTTCACGCTTTGCTAGCTCATCCATGGCCGCCTGGTTATAAGCAATTTCAGTGGCCGTTGTGGGCGTTGCCGCTTCCATGCGGGACTGAATGATTGCAGGCGTTGACTGAGTGGCACGGGCCACATCAGCAGCGCTGATCTGGTATTGATTCATCAAGCTCTCAAACTGGGCATCGCTCAAGCCTTGAGCCTCGCCCTGTTTGATTGCGTCAACAATGTTCTTGTCAAACTGCTCTTGGCTGATGTTGTTAGCCAATGACCATGCTAGTGCCGGTGAAGTTGCCATATTTATCCCCTAAAGTTCCTTTGCCATTACAGACCATTGTGGACTGTAACCTTCGTCTTTCAAAAATGTCTTTGCCCAGCCTCTTCGGCCTGCCAAAGTCACTCTGGTGCAGCCAACAGACTTGCCCCAGGATTCGATCAATGGTCGCATCCGTGAGAGTTCATCTAGGTCGCCACCAGCCAGAAAATAATGCAAATTCTTTAGCCTGGGATAGACAATGATCTCTGTCAATACCACCGAGTCTTTGGCTGGCCACAGCTGTAATCTGTGATCCTCGACCATCTCAGCGACATCGTCAAAATTATGTGTGCCTCCACTATATTCTAAGGCAGCCTCCACATGGTGGCGCAGCCTATCCAAATGTTCTTGGTCGCTCATCGCTTGCCAGAGGGAATAGCTTCAAGCCTCATCACCCCAATGCGCCAGTCGGCCAAAGTGTTACCAGTCACCTTCACATTGACTTGTCGGCCAGAGAACCGGACAGAAGTCGGGTTGGCTGCCGTGTATGGTCCAAATGTGGATTGTGTGCCAGTCGGGTAATTGCGGGTTTTAAATGAAACCACCGCCTCACCCAGAGTCTGCTCGTCTGGAATGACTTGACGCACAGACATGATGTTGTCGCCATTGCCCAGCTGGACTGGGCCAGACTCGGCATAAAGGCTGGCGCTGTCATAGGCAAACCCGACTTCATGCTCATAGACAAAGCCATCAGTTGAAACCATCAAAGGGTTGGCAAAAACCCCAGAATCAGCGCCAGCAGTTCTGGCCAATAATCCTATGTTCCAGTGGTTTTCGCGATAGTTGAAAGTGACATAGCTGTCGTTTTCTGTGCTTCCGCTGCTTGGGTAATACCACCAGATTTCACCATATTTGCTATTGTGGACAGCATAGACCTTGGATGCCTGGTTAAAGTTCAGATTGTCAAAGACATAGTCAGACACATCACTTGGCAGTGGTTTGACGTAGCCGTCATAAATCCAAAAGCCTGCCTTGCTCATCCAAATGGCTGCCGTATCAATGGCCGCCACCGCTTGGGCCGAAATCAAGCCGCAGCCTGATCCGGCCTTTTCAAAGCCATAAACAAATGGCGCGCCAACATACTGGGCCGTGTGGACATCCACATCTGTAAACAGTAGGTTGACACCCTTGACCCTTTTGCCAGCGATCAATGTGCCAGGCGTGGCCAGTTCATAGTCACCGGCCAGATTGTCGCCTGCCGGTGTCCACTGGGTATTGTTCTCTTGGTCGCACCATTGCACCTTGCGTGGATTACCGCCAGCGCCAAGAGCAAACAGAATGCGCTCTTGCGTGACCAGTAATGCTTTGTTGCTAGTAGGCGCATTGGTAATGGCCGCTGCAAGGGTTGGCGTTGTAAAGCCTAATTGCCACTCATACAGTTTGCCATCAGAGCTTGAACAAGCCACCAAATACTCGCCCCAAGTGTCCATGGACCATGTGGTGGCTGGAGTCACTGACCCCGTGTCTGGCCGTGCAGTGCCATAGGCCAATGAGCCATAAGTGCCGTAGCCATAGCCAGTCTTTGACACCGCATCTGCAATGCCAGCTGTAAAGCCAGTTGGGGTGATTTCTTTAAGTGTCCCAGCCTCATTCATCGCATACAGTTTGGTATGCGTACCGGCTGCAATGAATCGGTTGGCACTGTTATCGCGCCAAGTAATAAACCCTCGGCACAGACCAGACATCTGGCCAGTGGCGCGTTTTCTCCAGCCACCCATGGGGCGCAAAGTGTTCTCGTACCAGCGCACCAGATTTGCGTCATACCACCGCCCTGCTGCCTGGTACTCAGTGCCGTTTCTGTAAATGCCTGGTGGTAATTTGATTGGTATGTACATGGCAGTGCTTATTTGATGTTTGAGACAAAGCTCATTGTGACAATGGCTGATGGGACTGCTGGCCGTGTGGGGCTTGTTCCGGCAGGGTATTGCTCAATGGATACACCGACATCGGTTGGCCTCCACATTATCTCAACATAGTCAGTCGCATTTAAGCTCACAAAGTAATTCATGGCAGCAATGGTGTGGTATGGGTCTCCAGCACCTTTTCTGGGTGCAAAGCCAAATCGGCTGTTTGAGTTGGCCACATTTGTGCCATTGACCCGAAACCAGACATCCACATCCTGAGAAGCATTTGTCGTGTTTGTAAACTGAATGGAAAACTGCAAGTTCCAGATTCCGGCATCGGCCACAGTGATCCGGCTGCTACTGGCTATTGTCACGCCATTAGAAAAGTCTGTGGTGTTGAATGTGACCGCATAGGCCGTGGTGGTGTTGGCAGCCACTTGGTCTGTGGAATCTTGAAAAGCCCCATGGGGCGCATTCATAAACTTACCACCCCGTGGTCCAAACAAAGACCCCAAGACGCTAGAGAGCTTTTTGAAGTAAATGTTTAAAGAGCCATTGTTCTCATTGAAATGCCTGCGCTCATACACCTCGGTCGGATAACCAAGGTTTGGGACTACCGGATTCTCAAGTTGTTGGGTTTGGCTTGCCATGACTCGATTTTGCCCTAAACGGCCTCCAATGGATAAGTCTTTTCATTGACACAAAATCGGACTACGATAATTTTGCAGCAATCGGCTGCTTTAACTGGGGAATATCATGAAATTTGAAATGGAATTCGGCTGGATTGAACCAGAGAAAATTACAGTGGAAACGCATGATTTTGACAAAATTCAGATCATTCAAGAATTTATCCTCTTCCAAGAGGAACACGGCTGGGCAGTCGACTATGTTGCCGTTGAGCCTGATGATGAAGACTTTGAAGAAGAAGACGCTGAAGAAGAAGAAATCCCACCTTTCGCTTTAAACGCTCATGAGCCTTTGTAAGTTACTTTGCCAAAAGGTAAAGTCCCACATTTGAAAAAGCATAACCCGCATAGACAATTGCCATGTGCGGGTTATCTTTCCACAGCTGCTCCCCAGCAATGTAGGCATAGATTGCCCCAGTCAGAATGATTAGCCAGGCGCTCAAAATTCCCCCACATCAATGACTTCACCCCTAAACTGGACCATGTCTTCGTCAAACTTGTGGACCAGCTCTGGCCACAATAACTGGCCATTAAAGAAGTTCAGCACCGCAAAGCCTGATCGGTGATTGCTGGGATTGATCTCGGCATAGGTGAATTGAGGCCCATCAGTCTCGGCCAGTGTTCCTGTATCTACCCCGTATCTACACCCGTTGTAGTCGCTGAATGGCGTGACTTTCAAAGAGTGCAGATGCCCCGTGACCACCGAGACCCCAGCATTCACAGTGTTATTGTGGGTGGCGTGGACACCGCCTTTGTATCGGTGCTTGATGATGCACTGCTCAGTGGGCCACACTGCCCAGCAGAAGTCCCAGTCTGGGATATGGTCTGTGAGCTTGAAACCTTTGACCTCTTTGAATTGTGGCGCGTGTTGGGCCAGTCGGTTGCCAAATCGAATGTCATGGTTTCCCCATGTAAACAGTAGCTTTACATTGTGTCTGGCTGCCTTGGCCACTTCCTCGATTTCACCCAATGCGCCTTGGCAGGCTTTCAATTCTTGAATGACTGAAGTTTGGGGCAGTTCAGTCACATCATGCCGGCTGATAGATGCACCATCAAACGCATCCCCATTGCAGATGATGGCCTTTGGCTTGAATTCTTGAATGGCCCACAATAAACCCTTAAATGCAGTTGTTCTTTGGCCAGGTATGAAGTGCGCATCAGAGAACACAATCACAGTGCCATCTAGCATTCCAAGTTCAACTTGCTTTAGTGGACTAAATGACTTGGGTTTGTTTTTATCGTATTGCGTGCCACGATGGTCACTTGCATGAAGTGCCATGTTGTATTTTTGTTCAATATGTCTTCTGCGTAGATGAACAGCCCTATTGTGTATCCCTAGATGTTCAGCCATTTTTGTGGCAGATTGCAGTTGACCCCACAGCTGGATAAATTCGGTGTCAGTGCAAGTTTCATTATGAGAACCCATGGGAATCCTTAATTAACAACTTTTCTAGCAGATTGACCACCCTATGCTCTTGTGTCTCAATCTCATCTTGAGATGATTTAGGGTCTTGGGCCACTGTCATAAGATCATGCAAAAAGACATGAAGCAGCTCATGCAGGGCCGTCTGGTCTAAAGATTCTGGGGTGATCTTTTCAGCACCAAAGTCACCCAAACGATATGTGGCCAGTCTGGCCCCTTCATTGAATTCCACTGAAGCCATGGCATTCTTTGCAGGCTTCAAACCCTTCTCAATGCGCCAGTCGCCAAGATTAAGCACTTGCTGCCACTTTCGCACACTTTGTGCAAAAAGCGCTGAGTCTTCTGGTGTGGGAATGTTTGACATATCAACACCTTACATGACTTTTATGTCAATTTAATTTAAGAGCAAGCACTCAGCTTTTCTGCGCTTCAATAAACCAGGCAAAACTTTGCCCCCACCCTTGGTCCAAAGCATGAGCTGCTCTTGAGCGCCTTCCCAGTCTTGGGCATTGATTTTTCGCTTTAAGGTCGATGTCTGGACACGGCCCACGCCTAAGTTATAGGCAAAGTCCACAATGGCGTTGCACTTGCGCTCATCGGTGGCCAAGATGGGGCAGTTGCGTAATACGCCAGGCAGATATGTATGCTCCAGCTCAATCATCAAAAGCGCATGGGCCTCTTCCTGGCTCATTGGTGGGTCTTCTAAAGTCACCTTGCGCTTGTCAGCGTAGTAGGTCGAGCCATAGCCAATGGTGGCCACATTGGCTGGGCAGAGATAGGGTTTACTTCTAAACCCTTCAAACTGCTTGCAGAGTGCTGCGGCCAGTTCTAAGTTCATAACCCGCGCTTGGCCAATGTGCGATCAAGAAACCAGAAGTTGATTGTCCCAGCCAGTAAGGCCGAGAAGTCTGGTGTCATCATTGTCTTGAACACTTCTATTGGGAGGGCGCCAGCAAGCCAGGCATTCCATGCAAACCAGACATGGATGAAGCTCCAAACAAACAAAACCCAGTATGTGACCACGGGCCGGACTGATGCAGATAAAGATGCGGCCCATCCACCAGCTGCTTTGACCATCTCGGCCTGCTGCTGGATAGCAGATTGAAAGGCATCCATCACGCCAACATCGATGGCCGCTTCTCTTTGCGCGCCTATTTCTGCGAGTTTCATCTGGCCACGCATTTGCTCAAGGTCGCACTGGCGTGCAAACATATTCAGCTCATGCACACGCTCATGCTTCTTATCAAAATACTTCAAGACCTCTGGGGCCATGCGGAAAATACCGCCAAAGATGGAGCCCAACAAACCACCAGAAAGAATATCAAGCATTAGTCGCCCCTTTTACAATGTTTCTTGTCGTCATCATGCGACAGTTTTACGCCAGCCAACAATCCAATAAATCCACCAATAATGGTCTGAAATGCAGGGCTTAACAGTTTGAATATCTCGGCATTGTCAACTTCTTTAGCCCATAGACCAAGAACAAAAGCAGTCATCATTGCCAAGACTGACAAACATAAAGTAAAGCTAACCATAAAGGTTACATAGAAAGTCAATTTAGATTTAACGTCTTCCATACATCCTCACACATAAAAGTCTAGTTTACGATTAGTGAATATCTCAAGCCTTATCTCTTGTTGTTCTGCTTTCTTACAGTACAACTTAAACAGCAAGTCATCTAACTTTTTCTCTGCTTTAGCAGCCTTGACAATGGCTCTGTGTTCTTCTTGGTGCTTCTCAATTCGTCTTTGAGTGCCATCAGTTTTTTGAGGGTAGCCAGTAGCATCAACAATGGGAAACCACCTGATTTTGTCAATCATTTTTCTCTCTCAAGTGCGTTCTTATAAGCAATAATTACTTTATGTCTTAACTCTGCACTATCAGCACTACCAGCCCATTCTGATAGATTATTCCAAATTACAACCATGTCGGTACTTTTGCATAAGTTCTGATGGTTTGTAAGCCAAGCAGACATTTGCTGATGACGCTCTGATGGATTGTGAATTGTGTAAGCTATCCCATAAAACTCACGCACACTACATAAGTCTTTTCCTGTAGATTGAAGTGCGAGGGTTAAAACAAGTGCTACTAGCCATCTCACGTCATAGCCCAAACGATGATGTAAAAACACCAGACGACAGTAATGCAGAAAAGGGCTGCGCTTGTTAAAGCCACAGCCCAATCGTTCATTTTTTAATCCATGTCTGCCAGACAGCACCAGCTGCCATGATTAAACCCGCCACCCACAGAATAGGCTTTGCTGCTGAAGCTACCCATCCCAAGACTTTAAAAGCCCCATCAAGAGCCTTTATAGCCTCTACAAGACCCTTTGTGTTCTGGTCTATGCTATCTACCTTGGTTTCAACTTCAACCAATCTGTCGTAGATTTGCTTATGGGTGACTTCTTGTGTCATGGCACTTCAACCCATGACAATGTTGGCTCATCCCAACGATACATCTTGCCATCTGTCGGCATAGGTGTTGGCGCATCCCACAAACAAGTGGATTCATTTAGCAACCAAGACGCAAAAGGTTTTGGAGGAATAAACGCATTACGTTGTTCGTCATAAGAAAAGCCAATCCCAGCGTAATTCTTTCTAAATGGTGTACCACCTAAAGCGTGAACACCGCCTTTAGTGTTATATGAAGTTTGTCTCCATTCACTAGGATTTCCCCAATGACCCAATGCTAGAGTTTCTTCGTCTATAACAATAACTTGGTCTACGATTCCATTTGTTAAGTGCGCCCAATGTGCCATGACTATCCTCAATTAAAAAGTTATAGACCCAGAGATAGTCCATGTGTAAATCGTATAACCGCCCGAAGTTGTCTTTGTTCCATTGGTTACGCTTGCAGGGTCATCAAATGTGCTTAAATAACGAATAATTACAATACCGCTGCCACCATTAGCACCACTTTCTGTTTGAGATGAGCCGCCAGCACCGCCACCTGTAAATGGACTTCCCGCAACTCCAACGCCATTGCCGTTTCCATTGCCACCACCACCTAACCCGCCAGAGCCAGCAGTTCCTTGAGAGCCGGCATTACCCGCACCGCCTCCACCGCCTCCAGCGTAATAGGTGGAAGTTCCATTGATGCTGCTTGCTACGCCCACGCCACCATTCCCAGAGATAGCAGTATTGTCAAATGCCCCAACAGAATTAGCATTTGAACCAACAGCCCCTGCGCCACCGCCTCCACCAGTTGTTTTTGCAACTTGGTAACCAAATCCATCACCGCCAGCATTTCCTTGACCAGATGGGCTTGCAGCACCACCTGTATTTGTGTCATATCCACCGCCTCCACCGCCAGAGCCACCAGAGTTTGCTGGAAGTCTTGTCCCCGCACCGCCAGCACCACCGCTATAACCTCCACCATAAGAGGTTATGCTGCCAAATACTGAATTGATGCCATTCGTTCCCAAGTCTGTGCTGCTTCCAGCGCCAGTTCCACCACCGCCCACAGTTACAGTAATTGGTGAGCCAATAGAAATTGAATAAGTGCTTGTCAATAATCCACCCGCACCGCCACCGCCTGAGTAATTTCCTGATGACGCACCGCCACCAGCTACCACAAGGTACTCAACCGAAGATACTGGATTACCAAAACTACGTTGATTCTGGAATACGGCTTGTAGTGCTCCACTCATGTCAATCCACTCCCCGATATAAGCCAAGTTGTTGAAGTCATTTTGATTGCAGTAGCTGAACCATACTGAGCCAAAGTACGTGAACCAGTAGTGCCAGCAGAAGACAAATACATGGTGTCAGAAGTAATCGCAATAGTTACTGCCTGAGAAGTCATGTTGATAAATGTAATTGCAGTTCCAAGTGGATAGGCTACATTTGCATTTGAATCAATTGTAAATGTTCTTGCATTTGCATCAGTTGAGGGATGGAAAATCACTTTTCCTGAGTCTGCCAATACTGTCGTGTAAGCAGCAGACTTACTGCTAATAGGAACATTTCTAAATCCTACTGCATCTGTGCCATCAACTGTACAAGCAGATAGTGTTCCAGAAGTCGGAATCCCCAATAGTGGAGTCACAAGAGTTGGGCTTGTTGACAGTACATTACTGCCAGAGCCTGTGCTTGTCCCTACTCCCGTTCCACCTCCAGCAACAGCAATTAAGTCACCGCTAGTTCCAGCGTACAAGTCTTTAATTTGCGCCATTAACTCTCTAATAGCATCGTTAATTCCAGATGGCGCACAGCCCTCTGCAATGTTAATTCCGTCAATGTCTGTGTTATTAGCAGGGGTACTGCTGAACTCACTAATTTTTGTCTTTGCCATGTTAGTCCTTAGTCGGGGTTAGCCATACCAGTTAAATCTAGTCTATATCGTAAATCAGGTGCAAGACCTAACAAACCTTGTGGAGATGCAGCAAACATCTGAGTCGCTTCTGCTGGTGAAGCCATGTAGTTTAACAATGGCTCTGTAATGTTCAAACGCTCATAAAAGTTTTGAACAGCAGGGCTTAAGTATGCTTTTGATAGTATAGGAGGTATGCCCAAACTAGCAGCACCTGCCGCCAATGGGACACCCATAGCGGTAGTTCCTCCCAAGATACCAGCAATCTTGGCAGGGCCTGACGTAAGCATATTAGCCATCGTTGCTCGTTCAGTTGTCTGACTACTTCCAATCTTAGGCTTCAAAGCAGATTGAGCAACGTCAGCCAAAGCTACCATCTGGCTTGCTGGCTCTTGTCCAAAGATGCTTGGCAATGTAGAAGGTGACCTTTCGTCAGTCTTAATTATATTTTTACCAAACTTAGCAATGTCCAAATCACCCGCATTGTTTAATGAGCCTAGTTTAATGTCAGCCAATACACCACGAGCCAACATCAATTTACCATCTTCATCTAATAGCGGAATAATCTTTTCAGCAGCACCACTCTCATTGTTTGCTATTGTTTTAACAATGGTTTCGTCTTTAGCACTTGAAAAACGCTGATTTAAGTTAGTTGCTTCACCATAAGATGCACGCAATGCTTTTAACTTTGTTAAATCATCATTAAGACCTTGGTTTTTAAATGTGGTGTCTCGTGCATCATCTAGTGTATCTCGTAACTTTCTAAATGCTTCACCCATTTTTCTGCCACGATTTTCATAAGCTAAGTCGGAAAACATTTTGCGTTGGTCTTGATAGTCAGCACCAGAGATAAAACCTTTTTGCTCATATCCCTCGAATGAATACTCAGGCGTACCAGATTTAATCAATTGTTGTCTAACACTATCACCGAATTGTTTATAGTTAGGATTTGTTGGCTTTAAACCAGCATCATCTAATGCTGCTTGAACTTGTCTCTCTAGTGCTTCATTTTTAGCACCAAAGTAGAATTCTTCAAAACCTTTTAATCGTCTGTCTTGTCTCTCAGAAGGAGGTAAAGATTCCAATAATTTTCTTGCTTCTAAGATGTTATTTTTGAAACTAGGAACTTCACTCAAGTTAATATCAGATTGTGATGAAATAGTTTTAATTGATTCACCAATATTATCTACGTTAGCTTGAGCAGCTTGTTTGACCGCTTTTGCACCACCAGAGAACGCTACATCAGGTGCGCTTGGCATACCGCCAAACATATTAGCAATCTGATTTAAAACCTTCTCTGCATAGTCTGCTTGAAGATTAAACTTCTTGGTAAACTGAGAAGATGAGAATGGCAATGTAGAAGCAACAGCCTCAAACAATTGAGCAGTTTTACCTGCGCCAGCTTGAGCAGGTGTTAACGCTAACTCATCAGTAAATCCAAGAACTTTAGCCTTACCAGCCATAGCCGCATTACGTTGTTCAGCAAATGTTAAAGGCTCTGGTGTTCTTGCCCTAGTTTGCATACCCATAGCACCAACTGGAATACCAGCAGCCAAGCCTAAAACACTAGCAGGAATATCACCGACAATAGGTTGCGCTGCTTCCGCTACCATTTGGCTTGTTGCGCCAGCAGGGAAAGAAGTCGTTAATTGTTGTGCAGGGTTTACAGCCATCCTAGTAGCCATCTCTCGCACCATAGGAGTGGCTGATTGTCTAGCAATGTTAGGCAATGATGCTACTGCTGCGCCTGTACCGCCTAAAGCCCCAAAACCTGCCTCTACCATGCGCTGACCAGTTGTCTCAGGCTTTGCTACTCCTGCACTTGTTAAGCCATCTTGGATTGTTTTAGACAACATTTGCAAACGAGGCAAATCCTTACCAGTAAGTTGTTCGCCACCGATAAGAATCATGTTGATAAGCGCATTGAGTGCGTCACCAACTGGAACAGCCATAGAACCCGCAAGTTGACCAGCAGGGCCAAACGGAGTACCCGCTGCAGCACCAACCAAAGGTGCAGCCATGCCACGAGTCGCAGCACCCACAAATTTACTAGCTTGTTCTTCAGAACGCCCTGTTCGTTTGCTACCCATCTGTGGATATAAACCAAAGGTTGCAACATCAGCACTTTGAGGAACTAATCTTGCAGCCAAGCCTTTACCAAAGATTTCATCAAACTGTGATGCAGTCTCTGGGTTAGCTTTTAAATAAGCAATGTCTTTAGCTGTTGGCTTTTCCATATTTACCTTGCGTATGGATTTACAGATGGGTCTGGAGGAGGAATAAACTTAAATCCACGCAAACTCTTATTGTTTTCGTAGAAGAAGTTTTCAGCCTGTTCAGCGTATGCTTTAGCTTTTTGCGACAAATACTGAATGTCTTTAATTGCTGCTTCTTTTGCCGCCAACGAAACAGATGGGTTAGCTAAATCACCAACAGCCTTATCGTATCGTTTAGCGTCTGCATCAGAAGTAGGCCCACTAAACTTAGGCGTATTCAAAGCCAATGATTGAGATAGTGTCGCTAATCTATCATTTGCATCTTTAGCTTCAGAACCAATGCCAACAGCACCCGCAACACCCTTAATACCAGCTTCAATCCGTCCGCCATAAGCCTGTTGCAATAGTGGTGCTGCTCTCATAGCAACAGAAGACATATTGTCAGCTTTGTTGGCTTCTTCTTTAGCTTTTGTAAGAACATCAAACTCTTTCTTCTGTGCATAAGAGAATGTTTCTGGCTTATTAGCTTCTGTTGCCTTACGCAAATCAAGCATTTGCTGTTGAATACTTGCAGACAATGCTTTACCTTCTGCTGATTGGTCAAGACCTTGCTTTTGCAGAATACGCATTTGTTGCTGATTAGCCTCAGTAGATGCTCTCATAGCGTCAAGACTTGCTTGGGACTGAGTAAACTGCTGACTTCTGCCAATAGCATCTGTAAGTTCTTTTGCTCGTGTGTCAGCTTTCTCAGGGTCAATCAGACCTTTGCTATAGCTAGTTGCATATTGAGTAGCAAGATTTTTAAGGTGTGTAGGGATAGTCGGGTCAGTTGTAAACTGCAAGAATGGGTTATCTTCTTGACCACCACCACCAAGGAAACCTGCTTTACGCAAGTCAGGAACAAGTTTAGCCATCTGAGACAATGACGCTATCGGGTCATTTGACAACATAGCCAAGGCTTGCAACTTGTTAGGGTCAATAGTGCGTGAAGTCTGAGCAGGTCTTGTTATCGCACCCATTGATTCATCATATTCTGCTGGCGTAGTTGTCGTGCTAAAGATTTGCGGTGCAAGTGTACGCATCTGTTCTTCTTGCTTACGCTTACGCAACATTTCAGATAACTGATAATTCTGTAACTGGCTTTGCAATGTGTCTTGCATACCACCACGATAGGCTTTCTGACCAAGTTGCAAACCTTCAGCAATAGATTGACCTGTGTTTCCACCTGCAAACAATCTGCCAGCTAATGCGTAGAGTGCTTGTGCTTGTGCGTCTTCACGATTACGAGCAATGTCAGCCGCAGACATACCCAACAGACCCATTGTGTCTGCACCGCCTGTACCGAAAATGTCTAATAGTCCAGCCATAACATCTCTGCCTCTCTTGATGCCTTGACTACAAGTTTAGATTCTTTGCTATATATCGGTGGTAAGTATTTCTTAGGTGGAACTTACGGAACTAGGGTTTACTCCTTTACTGGTTCTAG